TTCAATGTTTACGAAGAGACCGGCGCAGCGATCGTCAAGCGTCTCCAGGAACAAGATCTGACTGCATTCATGACGACCGATAAGAGGATATAGCAGAATGAACAAAGGCCAAATCCGGGCACACTTTATTGCTCTTTTGAACCGTAGCGACTGCACTGATGCTTTGGCCGATACCTTCATTGACCAGGCTATGACCAGGATACAGCGTTTACTCCGCATACCATCTATGGAGAAGCAACAGTCCTACTCAATCACCTCTGGTGTTGCAGTCAGTCAGATTGTCATACCCTCAAACCTCCTGGAGATTATAGACCTCCAATACGCAGGCCGCGCCTTGGTTCGTATACCTATGCATGAGATGGCACAGCTGCAATCTACAGGTCAGGGTGGAAACCCCATCTACTTCACCAGGGAACGTGAGGTGATCAAGCTGTTCCCTATGCCTTCGTCAGGCCAGGTTTATCTGAACTATTACGCCGAATTTGATGAGCTCGCTACTGACGTTAGCACAAATGTAATAACTAAAATTGCTTCAGATCTACTGACATACACAGCACTCTCATATGCTTCCGACTATTTCCTCGATGAACGTGGTCCGTTGTTTGAAAGTAAATCTGGCAACTTCTTGTCCGAGATCCAGGGGCAAGCCGACACTGGTGAGACATCTGGCATGGCCTCAACAATGCGGCCAACATCTAATTTCGAGGACTGAGGTAACTAATGGCATCATCATCTTTCTACAGCGGCACTGGTGTAACTCCTGACAACACAGATGTTGATCCAGTAGCCCCTAGCAACATAACTGCGGTTGAAGACAGCAAGAACGCAGCGGCCCTCTCTGAAGCTGCTGCTGCTGCCTCTGCTGCTGCCTCTGCAACCTCAGCATCATCTGGCGCAGCCTCTGCATCAACAGCCACCACAAAGGCTTCTGAGAGCGCAACTAGTGCCACAGCAAGCTCCACCTCTGCCGCTGCCTCACAGGCATCCAGAGTTGCATCTGAGGCCGCTAAGGCCGCCGCAGAAACAGCCAAGACCGCAGCAGAGACTGCCCGTGACGCAGCCAGTGTATCTGAGGTGGCTTCTGGAGCCGCAGAGGTTGCTGCGGAAACAGCAGAGACCAATGCTGCCGCCAGTGCAGCCGCTGCTTTATCCTCCCAGAATGCTGCGGCCACTAGCGCCACCACAGCCTCCACCAAAGCAGCTGAGAGCGCCACTAGCGCTGCTGCATCTGAAGCGTCTAACGTGGCCTCTGGTGTGGCTAAGGTTGCTGCTGAGACCGCAGAGGCCAATGCTGAGACAGCCCAAACCGCTAGTGAGACAGCGAAGACTGCCTCTGAGGCCGCAAAGGTTGCTGCGGAGACCGCAGAGACTAATGCTTCCACAAGCGCCGCGACAGCCACAACTCAGGCTGGCATAGCAACGACTAAGGCTGGGGAGGCATCTACAAGTGCCACGGCTGCCGAGGCATCCAAGGTTGCTGCTGCGGCCTCTCAGGTGGCTGCGAGTAACTCACAGGTAGCTGCCGCATCCAGTGCTTCATCTGCTGCGGCTATCTTTGATCAGTTTGATGACACCTACCTTGGATCAAAAGCCTCAGAGCCGACCGTTGATAATGACGGTAACGCATTGGCCACTGGCGCACTATTTTATAACAGTGCTTCGGGCGGTATGTTCATCTGGGACGGTACAGAATGGATTGCTGCCTCTGCTGCTGGTGGTGCTTCTTTAACTAACTTTGCGTTTACAGCGACTGCTGGGCAGACTTCTTTTTCTGGTAGCGACGACAATAGTAATACACTTGCATACACACAGGATAACCTCATTCTCATCCTAAACGGTGTGATACTTGAGGCTGGAACTGATTATACCGCTACTGATGGTACAACAATTGTTCTTACTGATGCGACTGTAGTGAACGATGAACTGAATGTAGTCGCCTTCAAGACCTTTACAACAGCCGATATGGTGTCATCCAGCAACGGCGGCACCTTCTACAGCAATGTAAACTTTAGCACAGGCATAGACGTTACTGGTGATATTACAGTTACGGGGACTGTAGATGGCCGAGATGTGGCAGCTGATGGGGCAATCATTGATAGCCTTGGCACTGCGGCAACCACAGCCTCCACAGCCTACGCTACTGCTGCACAAGGCGCTTTAGCTGCTTCAGCTACACAACCGGGCGATCTTGCGACTGTGGCAACCTCTGGCGCTTATAGCGATCTATCTGGGACTCCATCCCCATTTGACCCTAGCACTTTGGCCACTGTTGCAACCACTGGCTCTTATAGCGATCTATCTGGGTCTCCCACACTGGGAACTGCGGCCTCTACAGCATCTACAGACTACGCTACCGCTGCTCAAGGCACACTAGCTGACAGCGCAACTCAACCGGGCGACTTGGCTACTGTTGCCACTTCTGGTGCTTATGGTGACTTGTCGGGCACTCCGACTCTTGGAACAGCCGCCACCGCCGCAGCCACAGACTTTGTTGCCGTCACTGGCGACAGCATGACGGGTGATTTGTCCTTCGGTGACAACGATAAAGCCATCTTCGGCGCAGGGTCTGACCTACAGATTTACCATAGTGGAACGCACAGCTATATTTCAGACACAGGTCAAGGCAACCTGACTATTACTGCGGGTAACTTTTATGTAAACAATGCTGCCGACAATCAGAATATGATTTCAGCCATCAATGGTGGCGCAACAAGCCTTATGTATAATGGTGGCACCAAACTCGCCACAAAAAGCAATGGTGTAACAGTCACAGGCGAAATGGCTTCGGATAGCATCTCCCTCAACGACAACGCCAAGGCTAATTTTGGAAATTCTAATGACCTCCAGATTTATCATGATGGTACTCAAAGTATTATAAGTGAAGCTGGCACAGGTAATCTATCCATTCGCTCAAGTGCAGGTACTTATATTCAAAAGTATGACGGTACTGAAACTATGGCGTATTTTGCGCATGATGATGGTGTTTATCTTTATTTCAATAACTCGCTAAAATTCCAAACCACCTCCAGCGGAATCACAGTCAACGGAACAATCAACGGCGGTGACTTGCGTGGTGAGGCTTGGGTAATTGGTCGTGACACCAACGATTACATCAATGTCGGCACTACCCAGATAGAGTTTGTTCTTGATGGCAATACGGACATGCTTCTGCAAAATGACGGTGATTTGCACGTTGATGGCAACGTCATTGCTTACTCAACTACAGTCTCTGATGAACGCCTCAAGACTGACATCGTTAAGATTGATGGCGCTCTGGATAAGGTTGCACAGCTAAACGGCTACACCTTCACATACACTGCTGATGGTAAGAAATCTGCGGGTGTCATTGCCCAAGAGGTTGAGAAGGTTCTTCCTAGCGCAATCACTGAAAGCACATTGCCACTCAAGATGGGCGAAGATGACAAGACCGAATATAAGACTGTGCAGTACGACCAGCTTATCGGCTTGCTTGTAGAAGCTGTCAAAGAGTTGAAAGCGGAAGTCTCTGCACTGAAAGGTCAGTAGTATGGCGTTACCATCATCAGGTCAAATATCACTAAACGATGTAAACGTAGAGCTTGGCAACAGTGGCACGGCTCAAATTGATATGAACTCTTCTACTGTCCGTGGTTTGTTTGGCATTGCGTCAGGCGAGATAGAGATGGCAGACGGTTATGGCAAGGCTTCATTCACCCCGTATATTGCTACAGGCGGCACTGTCACAACAGATGGCGACTACAAAGTCCACACATTTACTTCTTCCGGTACGTTTAACATTACGCAGGTCGGCGGGGGTGCTTTGACCTACCTAGTCATTGCTGGTGGTGGATCAGGTGGTGATGCAGACTTTCACACCGCTGGTGGTGGTGGTGGCGCTGGTGGTTATCTTACTGGCACAACATCGCCATCCACTGGGGCTAAAACAATCACCATTGGTGCTGGTGGTGGCAACCGCTCTAGTGGCAGTGGTTCTTCGGCTCTTGGTATTTCTGCAACAGGCGGTGGTCGTGGTGGTGTGCCAAGACAGTTTAGTGGCGGCTCAGGCGGATCAGGTGGTGGTGGTGCTGCGTATGTTCAGACAGGTGGTGGTTCAGGAACCTCTGGGCAAGGAAACAACGGTGCTAATGGCGCAGGTGGGAACCCACAAGTGTCAGGCGGCGGCGGTGGATCGGGTGCTGCGGCTACAAACATTAACGGTGGTGCAGGTACATCCTCAAGCATAACGGGTTCATCTGTTGCTCGTGCAGGAGGCGGCGGTGGCGGCTCAGAGGGCGGCAGCCGAGGTATAGGACAAGCTGGAGGCGGCAATGGCTCAAGCTCCGGTAAAGGTTCAGCGGGTTCTGCTAACTCAGGCTCAGGCGGTGGAGGTTGCGCATACCCGAATGACAACAACGGCTCCACAGGTGGTTCGGGTATCGTCATTATCCGTTACAAGTTTCAGTAGGAGGCGATATGGCACACTATGCAAAAATAGAAGACGGCCTTGTCACTCAAGTAATTGTGGCAGAGCAAAACTTTGTAGATACTCAAGAAGGCACTTGGGTTCAAACATCTTACAACACTCAAGGTGGAGTCCATCTTAACGGGGGAACCCCTCTCCGCAAAAACTTTGCTGGCATTGGCTACACATACGACAGCGCAAGGGATGCGTTTTATGATGAGCAGCCGTATGCCAGTTGGGTTTTGAACGAGACAAGCTGCCTCTGGGAAGCTCCAACGGCAATGCCACAAGATGCTGGTAGGTATGAGTGGAACGAGGAAACTAAAAGCTGGGATAATAGACAATGACTAAATCACGCGCGAGGAAGTTTGCTGACATAATGGGTGGAACCTTTGTCGGCTTAATAGAAGACGGACAGATTGACATTGTTGATGTAGATGGTCTTTCGGCCCTCCAGACAAAACTCAATGGTATTGAAGCCTCCGCAGATGTTACTGACACGGCGAATGTAGCCACAGCAATCACCGGGTTTGCAACAGGTACTGATGCCACGTCTTCAGACCTCATACCTGTGTACGATGTATCTGCTGGTGCATGGGAAAAGCAGACTATTGCTAACGCAGCGTTGCAGGGTCCTCAAGGTATTCAAGGAGCAGACGGAGCAGACGGAGCCACAGGTCCACAAGGGGCTACAGGTCCACAAGGCCCAATTGGCAACACAGGGGCTACAGGTCCAGCTGGTGCAGATGGCAATGATGGCGCTACAGGACCAACGGGTTCTCAAGGCCCAATTGGCAACACAGGTGCTACTGGCTCACAAGGATCACAAGGGCCGCAGGGGGCTACAGGTTCTACAGGACCGCAAGGACCAACAGGTTCTACTGGCGCTACTGGACCGCAAGGATCAACAGGTGCTACAGGTGCTGCGGGTTCTGGCCCTCCGGGTTCCGTTATTTACCACGCTTCTTCCTCTGCCCCGTCTGGTTACGTTAAAGCTAACGGTGCATCACTAAGCACAAGTACATACGCAGACCTATTTGCAGCTATCGGCTACACATTCGGTGGCTCTGGTGGGTCGTTTAACGTGCCTGACCTTCGTGGTGAGTTCTTGCGTGGCTGGGATGACGGTCGTGGTGTAGATAGTGGTCGTAGCTTTGGTTCTGCTCAGGCAGATGAGTTTAAGAGTCACTCTCACTCAATCTATACTAACGGTCAATCTGGTGGCATGGGCGGAGGCGGATTTCCTGTATACTACAGCCCCAGAACAAGGTCCACAGACTTAACAGGCGGCACAGAGACACGCCCACGCAACGTAGCATTGCTTGCTTGCATCAAATATTAAGGAGACACAGATATGAACGTATATCAAACCGACAATGATGGTGTCTTCGTAGGCATCACGCCAGCAGACGTAGACCCAATGGATGAAAGCAACATGCTCATTCCAGCAGGTTGTGTAGAGATTGAACCCCCTGCAACAACAGAGGGACAGCTTGCACGATGGGATGGCTCTGCATGGGCTGTAGAGGATATCCCAACCCCTGAGCCAGAACCTGAGCCAGAGCCAGTAGACCCTGCTATAACAGCCCGTCAAGAACGTGACTACCTATTGACATCATCTGACTGGACACAGGTTGCTGATGCTCCTGTAGATCAAGCTGCATGGGCTGCTTATCGTTCTTTACTTAGGGATGTACCACAGCAATCTGGCTTCCCCGCTGACATTACATGGCCGACTAAGCCTAGCTAATGAAAGAGCAAGAAGGTTGGCACATATCCAAAAGTGTCCCCGCAACTCTTCTTCTTGGACTTATCACACAAGCAGCAGCAATCGTCTGGACGGTCTCCATGATGATGGCCGACATCCAGCAGAACACTGAGAAGCTAATAGGTTTCTCTGAGCGAGTGTCAAAAGTCGAGAACATGGTACAGAGCCAAGCCGTAAGCATGGCCCGTATCGACGAAAACATCCAACATATCCGAGGCGCTGTCGAGAAGATGGCTGCGGATTAACCATGCTCTGTACATTGGTGTTCGTTGGGTACTCCCATGCGTTCATCAATGGCAGAGGCAGCTGGTTCCACAAGAAGTGCTACTACGCCTGTGATGCCCCTATGAACGGTGGGTGGTACAACCGTGTCTGGGCAGTATCCCCAAATTACACATGCAACAGGAGGATAAAGGTTAACAATGATTGACCCTTTCACCGCCCTGTCCTTAGCAGCAGGAGCCGTGAGCAACGCCAAGAAACTTATAGCAGCTGGTCGAGATGCCTCTTCCGCCCTCAGTAAGTTCGCAGGCTGTGTCGCAGACGTAAACTATGCCTCTGAGAAGGCCAAGAACCCCGGTCTAATTGCAACTCTAACTGGTTCTGCCGAGCAGCAAGCAATGGACGCCTTTACTGCCCACAAGAAGATGCAAGCCCTACGCAAGGAGATAGAGACCCTAATCCTTTTCCAGCACGGGATGCAGGGTGTCGAGGAATACAAAGAGACCCTTCGCAAGGTCAGGGCTCAGAGGCGCAAGACCCTATACAAACAAGCAGAACTCAAAGCAGCACTAATCGATTGGACGATAGGCATCCTATTCACTCTGGTTGCCATAAGCATCTTTGGTGGTGTCGTCTGGCTGATCGGTAAGAAGAACGGAAATTGGTAATATGCTCTCACAACTAATAGGCCCAGTCGCAAGTCTCCTCGACAAGTTCGTGGAAGACAAAGACCAGAAGGCAGCCCTCAGTCATCAAATAGCAACGATGGCAGAACGTCATGGTCAGGAGTTGGCACTCGCACAGCTGGCAGTCAACAAAGAGGAAGCTAAGGGCAACTGGTTCCAGTCCTCTTGGCGTCCAGCCACGGCTTGGGTCTGTGTCATGGGAATGGCCATTAACTTTATGATCTCACCGCTGCTGGCACCATGGGAAATCAACGTGCCACAGGTGGACACAGCAACCATGATGCCCGTGCTCATGGGCCTCTTAGGCTTAGGCACACTGCGCACCTTCGAGCGTACTAAAGGAGTAAGCAAGTGAAAGACAACTTCGAGCAATCACTGAAGATGATCCTCCACCACGAAGGTGGCTATGTGAATCACCCCAGTGACCCCGGTGGGCGCACGAACCTTGGTGTCACCCAAGCTGTCTATGAGAGCTGGGTCGATCAACCTGTTACTGAAGAAGAGATGCGGTCGCTGACGGTGGAAGATGTAACTCCCATCTACCGGCGTAACTACTGGGATCGAGCCCGGTGTGATGACCTCAAGTCTGGCGTTGATTTCGCGGTCTTTGACCTCTGTGTGAACGGAGGCGTGGGCCGTGGAGCTAAGATGCTCCAGAAGGTTGTGGGTGTCCCTCAGGACGGTGGCATTGGTCCTCAGACACTAGGCGCTGTAGGACGTATGGATCCCATCGACATCATCGAGCAATACGCAGCCGAGCGAGAGGCCTTCTACCGGCGGCTCAAGACCTTCGACACCTTTGGTCGGGGATGGCTCCGGCGTAACGAAGAGACACGTCTAGCCGCCCTCAAGATGGCTGACAAATAACCCTGGTGGGCCAACTCCCA